TGTTATTACAGCTGCAATGACGTCTACCAGAACCACACCTACTATACCTGGATGAAGGTCTCCATCTTCATCATGAGTAAGTGTTATCGCATGGTTATCATAATCACCTTTGTCAGGGTTAATCTTACTTCCTCTACCACTGAACTTTACTGTGAGGAATATCAATGCTGCCATCACAATCAAATTTATAACGATGTAGAAGGAAGCTTCGACTAGCTTCCAAGTGAGTAGTTGGTAAATAACATCTGGAATTTCAGCAGACAGAAAGTTAATGCCAGCTTCCACACCAGCGCTAGCTTTCTCAATGATTTGGACCAGAGCTTTTTCCAATTGATCGTTCATGCATCCTCCTTACAACAGTTTAATTGCATGAGCAGTGGAGAAGTCACGAGGCCAACCCTTGTTGGTTGCTTCATGACCACACACAACTATAGCATTCTCTTCATCGGTTGCGTAAACAGTGGCACTGAAGTTAGGTGCACTACCTTCAAAACCAAGAGTCACTGAATACAGTTGAACGCCTCCCACTTTATGATTGGAGACACGTCTGTCACCAGTGGATGTCGTCGTCGCAGTCACAATCATCACCTACATATATTAGTCCAGCAATGAATCCGACTACAACACCAAGTACTAGCATAAGAAGCATGCCAAAAATGACTAGCATGTCACACCTCAGTCATCAAGAGAGCCATCAAGTAGGTCACCTGCAATACCACCAAGCAACCCACCAATCAAGGAACCACCTACTAACGTCCCTGCTGCAATGCCTAGCAAACTACTATCAGTAGCTGCCCCTACTACAGCCCCTACAAGACCAGAGGTGACGTCATCACCAGCAGATGGTGTTAGACGAGAGCCACAACTAGAACAGAAGCGTTGTCCTTGACGCTGACAAGATACACAATTACGACACATATGTTTCTCCTCTTAAATATGGAGCGGGTAAGGGGAGTCGAACCCCTAGAGTACAGCTTGGAAGGCTGCTGCAATACCGTTCTGCTACATACCCGCTTATTGGCACCCCGTGAGGGACTCGAACCCCCGACCACAAGCTTAGAAGGCTCGTGCTCTATCCAGCTGAGCTAACGGGGCATGTTAATCTTTTGATCTGCCGCGAGAACCAAAGGTTCGATGCTACCACCAACCTACCTTGGCAGCAGGCTTCTTAACTTCAGGTGCCTTAGGCATTTCTTTAGGTACCTCAGGTGCTTCGACCTTACGCTCAATAGCAGGAGGTACAATAGGAGCACCTGCTGGACCAGCTTTAGCACCATTAAGGAAATCTTTGAGATTAACTCTACGGGTAGCGTAAACAGTGGTCCAAAACCCATCACCATCTACACTATCACGCCAACAGAAAGCTTGATCAATATCTTGACGGGCATTGAAAGCATTGTGGAAAGAACCTACAAAGACAATATCCTTGCATGGCCAGTCTTTCTGACGATTGAACTCAGCAAGGAACATCTTAACAAGCTTGCCTTGTTGTGCAGGTGTACCATTGTTACGTTCAATGAAGCTTTTAATCTGAGCGTAAGCTTCCGTGTTACGTAGATTCTCAGCGGTGAGTGCATCACCAGCTTTGAGTGGTTGATATTCTTTTTTCTTTTTAGGAGCTTCCGCCTTTTTCACTGGTGCTTCTTTAACAATAGGCTCTTTCTCAGGTTTTACGAGAGGAAGAACTTCATAACGTTCACAATGGTGAATGGCAATCCAATAGCCCTTACCTTCCCTTGTATCTGACCACACAAAAGAACTCATAATAGAGTAGTTCTTTTGTTTTACATTCTCTACACGATGTGCTTTCAGTTTATTAAAATTGCACAAGTAGCGCTGACATACAGCTTCCACTGTCTCCTCAAAGAACTTACCTTTGTGGTTAAGCTTAACGAAAGCTACAATTTGTTCGTAAGCTTTCATAAGCTTAAGTTGTTCTAGGGTCATTAGACCGCGAGTGTAAGGCTTCACAACAACTTCCTTAGGACGCTCAATAGCATCTTTCATATGCGGATGGCCTTCAGCTTTACGGCCATAGGAACACCAAGTACCTTGATGGTGATAAATCCAACCTTCCTTGTCTACTTTAAGCCAAGGACTGTCACAATTCTGTACGCAGAAATGAGTGGTGCCTTTAGGAGCTTTATCCCAACCTTCAAACTTATGAAACATATAAACCTCCATTTATGGAAATTATTTTCTAGGAAATATTAAGGCAAACGGCATCTCTTTACCTGGCTTCAGGTAGCCACAGCATACTAGGTACGCATTGTTCGCTACGCTTGATACTTTCCTCACACTTAGCTTTATCTTCACGCTGATCAGCGTACAACACTAAGCCGTTTGCATAGGCAAAGAGAGTGTAAGAAAGTAAAGCGAAGAACCCTCCACAAACTGCAGATATAAAATCTTTCATGCAACACCTACCGGATTGTTAAGGGACGCCATTAGGTTAGTGAAATTCATCTCACCGGGTTGGTGCTTCTTACGCAGGGAAGGTTCAGCGGCTAAGACAGGTTGCCCATCAACCTTAATTCCTAAATCGTAAGCATAACCTAGGAATTTATCCTCGGTCACTACGGACCTGAAAGTACCTTCCTTCAGGCTAATCACTGTGTATTCACCGTTACAGTGCGGGTGAGACTCGCTGTTAAGAATTACCACCTCTCCTACACTAAACTTAGGTTGTCCCATACTTCCTCCTTAAACTAGAGGCTTCACCTTCAGCTTCATACTTACGCTCGAAGGTGTCGTAGATAACGCCATTAACAAGCAACCACCAGCACACCTTAGCAGGTGAACGCTTAACTTCAATCGTCATATTCACCTCCTTAGGTAGACAAATGACGCATAAAAAAGGTATACGTATTACGTAGTGAGTAAACGAATGTGTGACGAGGTAACGAGTCGTTAAGTAATCATTCTACGTTAGTAGCAGTAACGTTACGAACGAAGTAATAATTAATATAAGAATATATTAGAAGCCCATAAGAACTATTCCTATGGGCTTCTTTGTTATTAAGCTACTGCTTTCTCTACTTCCTCTTCGAGGATAGCTTCGAAGTTACACAGCTTAAGGACAGCTTTGATAGTCTCATCATTCACAGTGAAGTCTACCTTCCTCTGGTCTTCTTCAGTGAGACCAACAAGCTTCTCCTTCATAGCACTGTGATCTTTGATGATCTTCTTCAATGCATCCTCAAGGCTATAGCCAGCGAAGGGATTCTTCTTCTTCAGTTCCCACCACATAGTAGCCTTAGCTTTCTCGAAGTTAGCCTCGATGTATTCCTTACCACTCCAACCAATGAAGCCGGTGTCTTCAGTCTTGAGTCCACCATACATCTTGAACCACTCGACGAGGGCAGCACCATTGACAGTGTTACCCAGGCCATCGACAAGCTTCTGAGCAAAGGTCCAGTCACCATGTTCCCATGCGTGACGGATGGTAGCTACAGCAGCAATCTGCACTTGAATGCGTGCCTTAGCTACACTCTTAATGGCGACAGCCTGAATCTTTTCAAGACCAGCTGCGTCTTTAGCAAAGATATACTTGATAGCGGACATAGTTAGTTCTCCTTAGTGCGATGAATGAGAGCGGACAGGCTTAGTCAGTCCATTCTCATACTGGTGATAGACAGCGAAGATGCAACCTAGTGGTGACATAAACCACGAATACTTAACTTCGAACATGATATGTACCTTTAGGCCACGGTTTAAAATTAAAGCTACAGCTTACGTATATGAACCAAGCTACAGCTAACATGATTAGACCTTCCTAGTTTGTTTACCTCTAGCACTATGCTTAACGCCTTTCGGAGCATACCAATTGTTTAGGTTGGTACGACTACCACGATAAACTACATCGTTCATCTTCTTCAAAGCTTTGCGTGCTTCGGGAGTACCTTCAGCCTTGAGAGTCTTGATCTTTGCTTCTCTCAGCTCTAGAGGGCTGAGCTTAGGGCGATTATCTACATGGGATTTCTTTTGGAAAGCCATTCTAAGTTCCTCGCATGAGTTTATCTATAAGCTCTCAGTTAAGAGTCTATAGATAAACCCTTTCGGGTTTGCAGAGGGACAGACCTCGTCGTCTCTGGCATATGCTTCCCCGCTTTGATAGGTTGTCAGTCTACCATTACGGACCCACACTATGGCTACATGCTATAACCCCCTGCTACTATTCTCGGCCTAGCGGGCTGGCCTTTCCGGTCTCCGAGCCGGCATTCGGGAGGATACAAAACTTCCCCGAGTCGTATCAAGCTTTCAATTAGCACTAGCCATTCAAGGTTCGCAACTAACTTACTCACTCATTACGGTAGATGCTCTACACCTACTACCGTTTGACCATCTCAGGTCAGGCCCGTTTGCCTTGGTTGTCATTCTACAGGCTTCTGTCCCGTTGTCAAGGCTAATTATTTTCTAGCCTTTATCCCGGCGGCCAGCATCGCTCAACCTAGCGACACCTGACCTGTAGACTGTATGCTAGCCTAGTGCACATTGGTTGTCAATCTTTTCAGATTGACGCCCGTTGATTAGCTCAACCGTCGTTCCCCACCCATTGCATTCAGAGCTGCTAGACGAAACGCAAAGGACTCTTCACGATTCATCACCTTCCGAACACGCATTGCACGCTTGTCAGCACGAGCAATGGCAAGGGCGAGAGTTTCAAGTTTACGCATGGCAGTTCTCCTTACAGTGAGTGACAGCCAATGCACACTAGACCAGTTGTTAAAGAACAGTGGCCATCTTATCGAAGGCCGGTGAAGCTTGTCGGCCCCTGTTCAAGCAAGGGGGTTGTCAATGCCCCAAGCCCTACTCCAGTCCGCCGACGATTCACACGATACAGCATTTTGTAGCCTTGTCAATCCCCTAACCTAGTTCGCATCAGTTAGCAGCCCTTGGCACCCGTAGGATCGCAGGCCCTGACCTACTGAGAGGTTAGGCACCTTGGCTTGGTCCGTAGACGTTGCCTTGGTGTGGATGCATAAGAACATAGGTCGAACACATAATGCAACCTGTTTATTTATACAGCTCTTTACTATGCTTATAAAGGAACGTGTATGCGTAGCATGATTCATGCCAAGTAACAGTCGTACATATAGTACGTTTAGTAAGGGTAAACGCACCGTAGGTGCACATACACACATAAGTATGTGTCACGCTAGTGACGTCTAAGGCTATAACCCTAGTGGCACTAGGTGTGTAGCTATGTGTGTACCTATGAGTAAATGTGGAAATGGTGGTGGATGTTCAATGTACCACGTCAGTGGCGTACTACAATAATTGTATATACAATTGAAAATGTGTGACGAAGTCGTCTAGGGGTAGGCAGGGGGTGTACACCTGGGGTGCTATTAGTGCATTGTCACTTAAAAATTTCTCGCCAAAATTCTGGCCAATAAGGTTGCTTGTTTTGACAAACAAGGTGCACAGAGATAAACCTCTGGCAAATAAGGTTCTCCTCGCATAGTACATGGAAGTTACTAAGTGTGAGTTGCTAGTCACCTCTCATAATGTGTAGAAGAACCTATAACGTCAGCTATGCTGACACATGTGCTCGTCCCGAGAGGGACGTTATACTTAACGCAAGGAGTAATTATATGACTAAAGGTAGGAATGGATTATGACCGACATAGTTCTTTCTCCGATTACGTCGGGATATAATCTTTCTAAGATTAATGCAAACTTTGCGAAGATAGCTAACGCCATTAATAGTGACGTACTTCATGTACGTGGTGGCAATAACACTATGTTCCAAGATTTGGACATGAATGACAATGCTCTTCTCAATGTCCGAACTGATTTAACCAACCCAGATAGTCTTATTACTGTTGGGGAAGCTGACGAGAGATATTACAACGTAGATGGTGATAGTCTCGAAGGTACAATGAATGTTAATGGGCAAACTATTACAGGGCTTAAAGTTCCTGTAGGTCCTAGTGAGCCTGTACGCAAAGATATGTTCGATGCAGAAGTAGCTGCTAGAATTGCTGAGGACGCTTCCATTAGAGAAGACTTCACAGCAGCTGATGCTAGTCTGCAAGACCAAATTAACGGAACCACTCCTCCTATGGGCAGTGCGTTCAGTGTTATTAGTTGGCATGACCAATCTGTAGCGAATAGTATTAACATCCCTGATAATAAGAATGCTTGGTCCTTTGGACCTACGCTAACCATTGATGCAGGACAAGTAGTCACTGTAGGTAGTGGTTCCTTCTGGACTATAGCAAATGGAGAAGTAGTACCGTGAGTACCTTAAGAGTAGATAATCTACAGACTACAGACAGTCTGTTTTCCATCCCAGTGGATGAGCTTGCTAATGCGGTGAGCCTTGCTAATGATAGCAACCCTGCCCTAGGTGCTGCTCTCATTGGTTATAATGGTGGTACTGTTGCTGATGCACTTGATGCTGTCGGTTCCACTGGCACTAGAACCCTTGAGAGTTTTGGTGTAGTGGGTGATGGCGTAACTGATGATACTGCTGCTATGCAAGCTGTTGCTGCGTACACAGGTTATGTTGTTGGTGCACCCAACCTTGTTGTGCTCACTGATGAACTTGACTTCACTGGCTCCCTGTCCTTGGACATGAGAGGCGGTACCATCAAGTCTCGTACTGCTCTTCATCGACATGACATACTGGCAGACAATGTAAAGATTTATAACGCCATCTTTGATGTTGATAATAAGAACGTTAACGTAGCCCTCTTCCGTATTACTAGCGGTAACACCGGTTGGGTGTTTAATCGTTGTACCTTCAAGAACATTGTAGGTATTGGCGGAGGCTCTGCTCAATATGCGTTCTACATTGATGCGGATGACATGGTTGGTGATATTGAGTCTTGCTGGTTCGAGAACATTAGCCAAGTCTCTAATGGTACTCCGTTGTCTGCGTTCTGTGGGGCAATCCTGCTTTTCACTAACACCGTAGGCGCTCAAAGAGTAAACATCAAAGATTGTGTAGTCAAGAATATTTTCTGCACAGGTATTGCTGGTAACATCAATAACTCTGATGCTGATGGTATCCGACTCTACGGTAATCAACCCACTACTCAAAGCAATGTGACCATCAAGAACTTCTTGGCGATTGATGTACAGAAGTCTGGTATTAAAGCTTCTGGTCAACGCGGTATTCTTGTTGATGGCGTCAAGGTTGTAAACGATCGTAGTGATATCGGTATGATTGCTGGTGTGCGTTTCCAAGCAGCTGATGATTCCATCATTCGTAATATTGAACTTGTGGGTCGTATGGATGTTGGCATCAACATTCGCTCTAGCAGAACTATTGTTGATGGCGTTACTTATGCGCCAATTAACACTGCTCGTGATGTTGTTTCTAGCGGTCTAATCCAACTGCAGTCGGACGACACTTACCAGACCTCCCATATCAAAGTCAATAATGTAATTGGCTCTAACGTACAGAAAGCGTTTGACTTTGATTTGACTGGTACCACTGCTAACACTGTATTCACCTTCATTGAGTTTAACAACTGGGACATCACTGGTCTTAGTGTTGCTTCTGCTGGTACTATCTCCAGCATCCAGAAGGCTACTCATGTAACGTTGAACTCTGTTCAGTTGTGGGACCCTCAGAGTTCCTGGCTCAACTCCATTGCGTTTGTTAGGGTGGTAAACTTTAAAGCACGTAACTGCCGCTTTGAAGCTCGTCGTGAGATGTTCACTTGGGACCCTAACTGCTCTGGTATTGAGTTCGATCATTGCTCGTTCTTCCGTCAGGATAGCGCTACTGTAGATAACTTTGGTATGCTGATCATTCGAGACTCTGGTGGTAACACCATTGACCGAGTGACCATCCGTAACTGCACTATTAGCTGCCCTACCTACTCTACTGTAGGTAACCAGCATGCTCTTCGTTTCTACGCTACCAATGGTAATGTGGAAGGGTTGAATATCTACGTGCGCAGTGCTTCTGGTAACGTATCCCCGCCTACTGGCTGGGTGAGTGCCTCTGTGCTAGCTAGTAAGATTAGCGATGTTAAAGTATCTGCTGAAGTGACTTTGACTAACGGTGCTGGTGGTTATGCTGTTGATCTCACTGCCACTTCTGTAGCGAACGTCATCACTGACATTCATTGCGCTAGTGGCCCTGGTGTTCGTGCGCCAGCAGGTGCTAACAACAACCTGATTGACACTGTTGCAGGTAAAGTAGCTGCTGTAAGCAACTCCGGTACTGGCAATACTGTGGGCAGTGCTCACATCCTCCCGTAATAACTATGGGCCAAGGAAGGCCCCTTTGGAGCTTATATGATTGAGAAAAGTAAACTCGTAGATACTATGGGGAGACCTCTTACCCAAAGCCTATTCCTAGAAGTAGGTTATTCTGAGTATGCTGTGTACACACTCAAAGAATTTGATTACGAGTATAAAGGAAAAGTATACCCCTCTTTGAAGAAACTATACCTCAAAGAAGAGGACCCAACAGAGTATGTGTTCGCTGAGAAACATCTGCTTGGATGGCAACATTGGAAACGTCTGTGTGAAAATAAGGTAATCCGCAAGCATGTGGATGAATGGCGTGAAGAGCTTGAGCTTAAGATTCGCTCTCAAGCTATTAGGGATATGATGGGTCTTTGCGCCTCTGAGAATGGCAACTTCTCTGCTGCTAAATTCCTAGCTGACAGAGGTTGGGAGAAGAGAGGGGCTGGTCGTCCTAGCAAAGCTGAGAAAGAACGTCAAGACCGCATCCAAGACAGAATTGAAGAAGAGTTCGCTGCTGATGTGAAGCGGATGTCAGATTTTAGGAATAACTAATGCAAGAAGAAGATTGGCTGATAGAGGCAGAAAGAAAGCTTCAGATCATGCCTCAAGCTGCTAAAGATATTAGAGAGCGTGCATTGAATGATCTCTATTTCTTTGCCACTCTAGTCAATCCTGGCTATGTTTATGGTGAAGTACATAAAGAGATTTTTCTTTGGATGCAAGAGTATAACTTGTTCGGTCAAGGTGATGGCCTAACCAGTAACAAGTTGATTATGCTCCCCCGTGCTCATTTGAAGTCTCACATGGTGGCTACTTGGTGCGCATGGATCATCACTAGACACCCTGAGGTAACAATGCTTTATGTGTCAGCTACTGCTGGCCTAGCAGACACTCAGTTGTACGCTATTAAGAACATCTTGTCCTCCACTGTGTACATGCGTTACTTCCCTGAGTATATTAACCCGCAAGAGGGTAAGCGAGAGAAGTGGTCTTCGACTATGATTTCGGTGGACCATGTTAAACGCAGAAAGGAAGGTATTCGAGATGCCACAGTGTCCACAGCAGGTCTTACCACCAACACTACTGGATGGCACGCAGATGTCATTGTTGCCGACGACTTGGTGGTTCCAGAAAACGCTTACACAGAGGATGGCCGTGAAAGCGTATCTAAGAAAGCGTCACAGTTTACATCTATCCGTAATGCTGGGGGCTTCACAATGGCCTGCGGAACCAGATACCACCCAGTAGATATCTATCATGTATGGAAGAATCAATACTACGATATTTACGATGATGATGGTATCAAGGTTGATGTTCAGCCTGTTTGGGAAGTTAAAGAGTATGCGGTAGAGAAAGATGGTATTTTCATCTGGCCTCGTACTGTACGAACTGATGGTAAAGCGTTTGGGTTTAGTCTCTCTGTTCTGGCACGTATTCGTGGTGAGTATACTGACAGGGTTCAATACTTTGCTCAGTATTACAACGATCCTAACGATCCTGGCTCCGATCGAATCAGCAGAGACAAGTTCCAGTATTATAACCCTAGGATGCTTAAGAAAGAAGGGAGTAGGTGGTTCTACAATGGTAA